TGATAAAAAATATTTCATCAGGTTCTACTAAATGGACTATATGTGATAGCAAAAGAGATGGATTTAATGCTAACAACCATAGATTATTTGCAAGTGAAGATGAAGCTGAAAGCACATCTAATCCTTGGGAAATGTATTCTAATGGTTTTAAAATAACAACCACAGGTTCTTTTGTTAATACAAATGCAGATAATTATGTATACATGGCTTTCGCAGAATCACCATTTGTAAATTCTAACGGAGTGCCAAACAACGCAAGGTAAAATATATTGACATTTTTAACTACATGTATATAATTAATATAAGTAATGGCAAGAAAATTTAAATCGTTTGAAGAAAGACCAAAACCAAAGAAACGACCACGAGTACACAAAAAATCAAAAAATAAACAGGAGAAGCGTAGCTTCAAGAAATATAATAGACAGGGAAGATAATGGCAACACCAGATGAAATAAAACTACAAAAGGGTACTATAGCACCTACTCAAAAAGAACAGACAGGTAGTGCTAAAGCCGTAAGTTTGATAGAAAGTTTGGCTGCTGGTACACCTAGTTTACCTAAGGGTACGACTATTAGTCCACAGCTACAGCAAGCACAGAAACCAGAATTACTAGGGCAACCAGGTCAAGCTGCTGTTACAGTAACAGGGCAAACACCAGGTACAGGATTATCAGCATCAGTGCCTACAACTGTTGCCGCACCAGCTATATCTGCACCAGGTGCATTAACAGCTGCAACAACTACAGCACCAACTGCACAGACTGCACAGACTATGACAGCTGCACAAGTTGCAGGATCTACACCTACAGTAACTGCTGCACAGGGTCAGCTTTCAACTGGAGCAGTTGCACAAGCTGCACAGGGAACTATTACCTCTGATGCTACAGTAAAAGGTCAATTACAAAGTTTACAAAATGAAGTATCTACAGCATTAGCTTCTGGTAATCCTTTACCAGTATGGGCTAGAGGTGCTGCAAAAGCTACAGAAGCTGCAATGGCTAATAGAGGTTTAAGTGCAAGTTCAATGGCTGCTGAAGCATTGGCTGAAGGTATTATGCAATCTGCTGTACCTATAGCTGCACAGGATGCTGCTACATATAAGCAGATGATATTTCAGAATCTGTCTAATAATCAGCAAGCTAATATTACAAATGCACAATCATATCTTAAAATGGATATGGCTAACTTATCTAATAAGCAACAGGCTAACTTAGCAAATCTACAGACAAGACAATCATTTTTATTATCAGATCAGGCAGCGGCAAATGCTGCATTTCAATTTAATGCAACTAGTCAGAATCAAGTAAATCAATTCTATGATAAACTAGGTGCTACAATATCTGAACAAAACTCTGCTAGAGTAGATGCAATGAATAAATTTTCAGAAGCAGAGACAAGTAAAGTTAATGCATTGAACGCACAAAATACTATTGCTGTAAATGAAGCTAATGCAAAAAGAGAAGCTAGCTTAAATCAATACAATGCAACACTAGAGAATCAAAGACAACAGTTTAACGTTAATAATCAAAAAGAAATAGACCAATCAAATGTAGTTTGGAGAAGAGCAATCAATACAGCTAATACAGCTGCAGTAAATGCTGCTAATCAATCTAACGCACAGAATATATTAAATCTATCTAACTGGGCCCTATCATCATTATGGCAACAGTGGAGAGATGAGGCATCTTGGGTTAATACTTCTTCAGAGAATTCTTCAAATAGAAATCATAACTTAGCTATGGCAGCTATGGAAAGATCTACAGCTTTTGAATTACAAGATCAAAAGTCTAAAGATGCATTATATCAATTGATTGGAAAATTTGGATTTGATTTATAGGAGTAATAATGATTAGAGATATATTAAAAAAAGCAACTAAAGCAGCTACAGTATGGGTTGGTAACGCAATAGGTGGATCTACAGGAGCAGCGGTAGGTGAAAAAGTTGGAGACTTTATAGGAGATAGTTTATTTACAAAAAAAACTGGTGGAGGTGATTTTCAAATGATTGATACAAGTGTGAGAGCCCCACAGTTATCTAGATTTGGATTACAGACAAGATCACCTGGAATGTCAGGATCAGCTACAGGTTATGCAGATGTAGTAAACCCTGAAACATTATATGCTGCATGGGATAGAAGATTAAGTAAATATTATTCTGATAAATATAAAGTTGCAAGAACAGTAAAAGGTAAAGTAGTATAAGGAGATATTATGGAAGATGAATTTGGAGAAGGAATAGGTAACCCATTTGATACACCAGTACCAGGTCAATCATTAACAGATGAGCCAGGTAATTATCCATGGGAACACCCACCCCAATATGTAACAACCGATGGAGCTGCTGATCATCTATGGAATAGAATGTCAGAGCCAGAGTTTGCTGAACAGATTATAGCTATGTTAGATGCAGGTGTACCTGTAGAGGCAATAGCAAGAACTATATTATTTGGTGGATTTTTAAATGGTAAGTTTTCTCCAGACGTAGCTTTTATAATAGCAGAACCTGTAATGAAGATGATAGCAACTATAGGTGTTATTGCAGAAGTTAAAGATATTAAAATGTCTATGGATGATATTACAAATAAAAAAGAGATTAGATCAGCTGTTAGATTAAATGTAGAAGCTGAGAAAATTGCAAAAGATATTAAAGAAGAAGTAAAACAAAAAGGTATAATGGCTAAACCAGAGGAGACTCAATAATGGCAATAGATTTTGGAAGAGCAGCTAGAGGTATAGCTACAGGTTATCTTGCAGCAAAGGTAGCAGATACTGCAGAACAGGATAAAATGAATAGAGATTTTATTTTACAAGCAAGGGATCAATATTTTAATGTAGATAAACCTCAGTTTGTATCAGATGAAAAAAAGAGATCTGCTAATATAGATTTTATTTCTACTAAATTATCTCCAGTATACGCTAACTATGCAGATGCAAATAATATTACTTTAAGTGATGTAAATACTAGAGATTTTATAAGTAGTGTAAATGATTTAAGTAAACAAGATCAATACAAATTAGAAACAACTATTGTTGGTAGAAAGAAACAAAGAACACAAACGTTTGATGAAAAGAATAAATTTATAACAGACGGATTTAAAAACCTTAAAGGTGGTCCTGGTTCTATGAATATAACCGATATGTTTTTTCCAAATGAAGGGAAAGACATTGCTGAAGTAGGAGTTAAACAAGGTGATGTAGCACAAAGTACTGAACCTATGAAATCTATTATGGAGATTGAGGGTGCTGGTAGTGGTATGTATGATTTTAATAATACAGCTCACAGACAACTTGAGAGAATAGGTGCTACGCAATTTAATCAATTATTTTTTGATAGAAATACTCAAAGATTTAATTTTGGTATAAGTGCCGATAAAAATAAAGATGGTGATTTTGTAGATAGTAGATACCCTACTGTGCAACGTTTAAAAAAAGGTTATTCTGATGCAGTTAATAAAGGATATGAATTTGGTTTTGAAGTTTATGCAAGAGATAAATTTATACAGCTTGTAATGGATTCAAGAGGTATTAAAGGCTATACTGGAACATTACCACCAGAAGAATCAACAACAGAAGCTACAACAACTGAAGCTGCAACTACTACAACAGAATCTAAAGCTGTACCAGAAGATGGTAAAAAATTTGATGCACCTGATACTAGTCAGATAGGTGTTAAAGAAGATGCTAAGATTAATTTACAAAGTAAAAGAAAAGTAGAAGGTGGTGGATTTGGGTCAGCAGCAACTGTAATTAATGATTTAAGAGATATTATAGCTAGAATAAGTGATAGCCCATCATTATCAGATGATGAAAAAAATAGTAGAATTGACATAGCAAGATCAAGAGCTAAAGAAAGACTTGAGGCAATGGGGTTAGACTCCGACAATTTTAATTTATAATCATGGCTGAAAATATATTTAAAGATCTCTTACCTGAAGAGGAGAGAGATTTTAAAAGTCAACCTAATACTAATAATGAATTTAATGATCTCTTACCTCAAGAGAACATTACACTTAAAAATGAATTTAATGATCTTTTACCTGAAGAGGAGAGAGACACACCTATAAAGAATGAATTTAAATTATCAGATACACCTGATGATAAATATGAATTAAAAGAAAAAGGTTTATTTGATGATTTATTACCTGAAGAAGAACAAGATAAATCTATTACAAAATTATTTACAGATCCTGATACTGAGTTTGGTGTTGGTGATGCTTTTTTATTAGGTCTTACAGATACTGTTCGTGGAGTTACACAGTTTGCTGGTGGTGAAAAAGTATTCTTTATGGATGAAGATTTAAAAACACAGCAAGCTAGATTAAATGCAGCATTACAGGGTGAAGGTGGTGGACTAATAGCTGCAGCCTATTTTGGTGGTGCAATATTAGATCCTGCTACTTGGCTAATACCTGTGCTAAGAGGTAAAACATTATACAAAATGGCTTTATCTGGAGGTGTAGCTGGTGGACTTGCAGGTGCACTAGGTTATGTAGATGAAAATAGTATATTTGATACTCGAACTAAACAAGCAGGTGCTGGTGCTTTAGGAGGTGCTATTTTATCTCCAGCAATAGGTAAAACTTTAGAACTTGCGAAAATTAGAAAAGTTACAAAGGCTTTAGAAGAACAAAAATTTACTGATGAAGCTATGGAAGAATTACCAGATAAACTAAAACAAGTTATAGCTGGTCCTGGAGAAGAAGATATATTTATAGGAACACAAAAAGCATTAAAAAAAAGTAGAAGAAAAGGAAAAGTAAAAGGTAGAGGCAAGACTGATTTAATAGTTAGAAAAAATTTTAAATTAAAAGAAATTGAAACAGTTGATGGTAGACCTAAATCACTTTTACCAAATAAAGATACTAATAAAAATTTTATACTAAGAGGCCCTAGAGAATTCTTTAAAGGTGTGCTAGGTGGATTTGTAAAACCTGTAGAGCCTATAGTTAAAGGTGTAGAAAAAGCAAAAGGTGCATATACAAAGAAAGCAAAAGCAGTATATGATCAATACTTTTCTGCAGGCCCTAAGTCTGGAGAGTTTGGTACAGGTGCGGCAGGTGCATTATATGGATTTGCTTTACCAACAGATGAAAAAATATTTGGAGTAGATATTCCAGAAAGTGATGGGGGCATACTTGAAAGATTTTCAAGAGCTGGTCTAGGTTTTATGATGGGTTTTGGTGGTGTAAAATTAGCTAAGAAAACTCAAACTCCTGATTTTATAAAAGAAGGTAGAGCTAAAAAATTAGGCATGCCTGTAGAAGAAGATTTAAGTGTTGCTAGTTATCTAGCTAAACTATTTGTTGATGGGTATAAAGTACCTAAAGTTTTAAAAGAAATAGAGACAAGAGATTTAGAAGGTTTAAGAAATAAAATTGAATTAGAATTTTTTAGAATATATCAAAGGGCAAATCAACTAAGTACTGACGAAAGAAAAGTATTATATAATTTATTAGAAGGTGATATTAAATTTAATGTAGTTCCAAAAGATTTAAATAGAATAGCTAAACAAGCAAGAAAACAAATTACTAGAATAACTCAAATGTATGTTGATGCTGGCTTAATTACAGAAGAAACTGCATTAAGAAATATAGAAAGATATATTAAAAGATCCTATGGTGGTAAAGAATTATCAAAAGTTGGATCTGAACTAAGAGCTAGGGGTGTACTTGAAACTATAACACCCAATGAGTGGGTTAAATCATTTAGTAAAACTAAAGCATTTAAAATAGATGATGCAGGTAAACTTATACGTTTAAGGGAGCACAAAGGTTGGGAATTATTTGGTAATGTACAGGTTAAAAAATTTGAAGAACCAGTTGAGGCTACAGAAAAATCAATAAAAGATTTAATTAAAGCTGGCAAAGGAGATGAACCTTTACTTACTGCTAGATGGGAATATACAAAACAAGAACGTCTAGGCATGTCTGAGATAGAAGATGGTGCATTTGCTATCATGGAAACTGGTAGGTTAATGGCACAAACTTTACCAAGATATAAATTTTATGCCGATATAGCTGCACAAACTTTTACTAAAACTGCACCATCAGCAGATGAAATAGCTAAACTTGATTTAATAGAAGTACCTAAAACAAAAAGAACAGGGACAATACAGTTTACTTATGGTGAATTAGCAGGTAAATTTGTACCAAGAGAAGTATATGAAAATATTTTTCAAATAAATGAAATAACAACAGGTCCTTCTAAACCATTGTATAAAGGTTATAGAGCACTAAACCAAATATGGAAAGCTAGTAAAACTGCATGGAATCCTACTGTTCATGTTAATAACATGGTCAGTAATTTAGTTTTATTAGATTTAGTTGATGGTAGTGCTAATTTATTACCAGCAGCAGTTAAAGCATTTACAGATCAAAATGCTGGTAAATCTGTTAAAATATTAGAAGAAGCAGGTAATCTTGGAGTATTTGCAAATAATGTTGTAAAAAGAGAATTAGATGTTTTAGATCCATCTAAATTAAAACCTGCATATTATAAAATAGACCCTAAGAAAAACGTATTTGATAATGCAGTCGGTGTTTCTGATTTTATATACAAAGATTTAATTTTAAAAAATAAATTTGGATTACAAAAACTATCTGACTATTATGCATTAGAAGATTCTATATTTAGATTAGCTCTATATATGGATAGAAGAAGTAAAGGATACAGTAAAGTTCAAGCAGCACAAGATGCTAGAAAATCTTTTATTGATTACAATATTCAAGCACCAGGTATTAATGCATTAAGAGCATTACCTACACCTTTCTTAGCTTACACATATAGGGTTATACCTATACTTGCGGAGACAGCTGTAGTTAGACCTTGGAAATTTGCTAAGTATGCAGCACTAGGATATATGCTAAATAATCTAGGTGAGATACTAGGTGAAGGTGCACCAGAAGCAGAAAGAGCTGCAATGACAGAAGAGCAAAAAGGTAAGATAGGTGGACTACCTTTCCTACCACATAAAAATATTAAAATACCTAGTAAAGATGCATCTACATATGTTAATGTAACTAGATTTGTACCAGGTGGAGATATATTTGATTTAAATTCTGGAACAATACCTTTACTCCCACAGCCTTTACAAGCTAATTTTGGTATAGCTGGAGAAGTTTTATTTCCAATGTTAGGTTTTGATTTATTTAGAGGTGATAAAATAAAAGGACAAGGTGTTTCTGAGTTTGATGATTTTTCTACAAGAGCAAAGTTTGCATTTAAAAGATTAATACCTAACTTTCCTTTTGTACCAGGTTCATACTCTACAGAAAGAATACAAAAAGCTAGAACAGATAAGTCACCATTAAGTAGAAATGAAAGTGAGTTAATGGCTTTCTTTAATACTCTTGGTTTTAAAATAACTAAAACAAACTTATCACAATTAAAAACTATTAAAGGTTATGAGTTCAGAAGAAGAGTTAATGGGATACAGGAAAAAATAAGAATTGAGGCTAATAAATTTAATAAAGGTCAAATTAGCCAATTAGAATATAATAAAAAAGTTAATGAATTAAATGAAAAATACAGTAAAATAAGAAATAAATTTATTGAAGATGTAAACGTACCAGTAGATTATCAAGAGGGTGCAGAACTTAGTGAAGTAATACCTAGAATAACTGGTGCAATTAAAAAACAAACAGAAAATATATTTGGTAAAAATTAATATAATATTATTTGTAATAATTATGATGATAGGTGAAACTCAAGAGCAAACAAATAAAATGATGTTATATAGTGAAGGATTTTTAAACTATATAAAAAAAGCTGAAAATGCACCATTATTTTTATCTGGTACAAATGCAACTAGACATAAATCACCTGAAGGTGGACTTGATACTGTAGGATATGGTCATAAACTAACTGCTGAAGAATTAGAAAGTGGTAAAGTATATGGGTATGATATAGATACCTTAAATAAAAATCAATCAAACACTATATTGATAAGAGATTTAGAAAAAAAAGATAAGATATTAATTAATAAATTAGGTACAGAGTACACAGAATTAGACCCAAGAAGAAAACAAATGTTATTAGATATTCAGTTTAATGTAAGAGGTGGTATAGATTCTTTTCCAAAATTTACAGAAGCTGTTTTAGATAATGATACAGATACTATGCAAAAAGAATACAAAAGATATTTTAAAAATAAACAAGATGAGTATGTAGAATTAGCTAGAAATAAACAATTTTCTAGTTTTTTCTTTGGTGAGGAATAATGGCTAAACAACCCAAAACAACCAACGAACATATCATATCATTATATGGTTATATCACAGGGTTGAAGAGGGAAGTCAGTACAATAAAAAATAATCATCTAAAGCATATACATGAGGATATAGATAAATTACACGGAAAGATAGACAAAGTATTATATGCTATACTTGGTGGTCTTGGAGCAACAATACTAACATTAATAGGTTTATTTAATTAATAGGAGTAAACATGATAGAAGAAATAAAAAATAAAGTAAAAGGGTTATGGGATAAACACTACCACTGCGTCATTAGTGCAGTTGCAGGTTTTGTCCTAGGTGCTATAATATTATAATACACTATAAATGTCTAACCCTGAATATCAGGAAATTATCCAAGAGTACAAAGAGCAAGTCAGAATCCTAAAGCAAGAAGTTGCTGAGTTACAGGATGCTGGTAAGTCTAAGGATAGTGCAAGTAAACGTACTCTGCAGAAACTAGAACATGTAACACAGGATCTAGATGCTGCAAATAAAAAGATAAAAGAACTAGAGGCAAACCAATCAAATACAAAGGAGTAACAATGCCATTTGAAATGATTACAATGCTGGGATCCACTGTACTTGGTGGGGTGATGAGTATCTGGTCACAAAGCATTAAAGCAAAACAAGCAGAACAAAAGATGCTTTTGCAAAGAGCAGAGGTACAACAAAAAGGTTTTAAAGAAGCTAGAGAATATGAGAACGTAGGTTTTCAGTGGACTAGAAGAATTATAGCATTAGTTGCTGTATTCGCTATAGTATTACTACCAAAATTAATGCCATTAGTATCACCAGATGTTAGTGTAATAGTAGGATACTTAGAATTTAAACCTGGGTTTTTATTCTTACCAGAAAAAGAAATAATGAAATGGGTAACTCTATCATCAAATAGTTTAGTCATTACACCATTAGATACTAACTTAGTAGCAGCTATTATTGGCTTATACTTTGGTGGATCTTTAGTTAAAAAATAAAAACTGTATGAGGTATAATGATGAATTATTACTTCACAGGAACATTGATAATACTATTCTTACTAATGGTATTATTCTTAGAACCAGGATATAGATGAAATTTACTTTAGCATTTTTACTTTGCTCTTATGTAGCAGAGTCATGCCTACCCCCCCATATATGGGAAGCAAAATTTGATACTGAGTACGATTGCTTAGTAGAAGGATATGAACAATCATTATTAAAAATACAAGAGATAGGGCCATATGATATAAATACACATCGTATGTATATTAAATTTGGTTGCTATGAAGAATTTGAAGAACTAAAACTATGAAAAACCCCATAACATTAATAGCATTATTACTATTATTATCTGGCTGTATGACAGCTGTTGCTTTAGCGGGATCAACTCAGACTAATACTTCTGGGTCTAATACTGCTATCGAGGGTGGTTACACATCTACAGCGACTACAACCTATCAAACAGGGTCAAGTTCTAATAGTACAACAACTAATAATTCTACATCTAATACAAGATCAGCTCCACCATCAGCATCATCACCATCATACAACTCTATGACACAGGATGTTTGTGCTGTAGGTGTATCTATGGGTGTTCAAACATTTGGACTTGGTATTAGTGGTGGTAAGCATGCAATAGATAAGAATTGTGAAAGATTAAAACTTGCTAGAATACTAAATGATTTTGGTATGAAAGTTGCAGCAGTAGCTATACTATGTCAAGATGAAAGAGTATTTGAATCTATGATACAAGCAGGCACACCTTGTCCTATAGATGGTAAGATAGGTAAAGAAGCTAAACAGTTATGGAATAAATATGATCA